TGACTTTGCTGACGTTGCCGCCATGTTGTTCATGCGTAGTGTTAGTCATGGCCCCTCTTGGTCTAAGAATGATCGAAGATTGACTTCGCTACCTCTAACTCAATCGTTTCGGCGGCGATAACACCTTCATCGCCCTGAAATTTTAATGTGTGAGTACCAATCTCATTTAATGTCACATCAACATAGTACACTCCTGTTGAACTTTTTGTTGCCGCAGGAGTGGCATCTGTGCCACCTGAAGGTTTACGCCAAGTAATTGTCACATCATTAGCGTTATCTGTAGGGTCAGCGAGTGTACCATCAGTGGTGAAGTTCGCTGTTACACGTACTGAGTCTCCTTTGTCGTATGTTGCCATTGAATCTCCTAGCCTACACTTGCTTCAAGAGTAACATGATGACGGGAGGAAGACGAGACTGTTACGTGAGGTTTAGGGTATTTTAGAAGAATGACAGTAGTCATACTTGCTGTCGAAGTCCAAGCCGCCGCAATAGAAGCTTCCTCAATGATAAGAGTAGCTGTCGATAATACTGCTGAAAGTGAAGATGCTATAGGTTGATCTCTGACAATCGCCGCTGAAACAGTCGCCGTTGCTGTGAGAGCAGACGCTATAGAAGCCTCTTCGATAATAACTGTAACCTTTGATGTTGTTGACGACAAAGCAGAAGCAATGAAGTTGTTCATCTGCAAAGTTGTGCTTACAGAAGCAGAACTTGAAATAGCTGAAGCGATAGACGCTTCCTCTACGATAACGGCTGTTATCGAAGCTGAAGAAGAAACCGCCGCGCTTAAAGCACTCGTCCAGTTAATAAGTGCAGTTACAGAAGCGGAACTTGAAATCGCCGCTGAAATAGGGTGATTATCGCCACCTCTATAAAGTTTTAATGTACGGCGGTAATCCCATCCGTTTCTATACGCATTACCAGCAGGATTACCGTCATAGTTGTAAGAAGGTAACCTGTAGTCTGTGCTGGCTTGACGATAATCAATAGCCATTATTTACTCTGGTTGTGTCGGCCAATCACCGAATTCTGAAACTTTACTTGCTGTTGAAGGGAAGTCCCGAAGTTCTTGACGATATGTAGCCCATTCAGCTTTCTTCTCATCAGTAAGAGGAGAGTCAGCTATTTGAGTCCAATCAGATTGAATTAACAAACTGTTTCGTTCATGTCTGATAGGTGTAATATCAGCATCGTGAGCGGCTCTCGTCTCTTCTAACTCTTTTACCTCGTCATCAGACATAGGCACAGTTATCCATTCACCGTTTTCGTCTTGAATCATTTTGTTCATTACTTCTGCCATGTGTACCCTCCTTTCTAAGAGTATTTTCTTCCGTAAACCGTAACGTGAGAAGGTGATCTGAAACTTCCCGAACCAGTGTAAAACCTTGCGTAGTCAAGTTTAGAATTTCTGTAACTCCAACTATTACCCGGACCGCCTGCTCCCATAGTTACTTGACGATAATAATTACTATTCTTGTAATTAGGTGGATTGCCTGCCATCCAACTAAGATGCACACATCTGCCATTCTCGGCATTAACATCTGCCATTTCCATAACAACAACACCCATACCGCCACTATTTGCGTTACCCCAAGGATCTTGTACAGCATGCATTTTCTCTACAATTTGAATACCCGGATTATTATTTATATGACTTGTCGCAGTGGGTTGCCAATGCGCTCCATACCATCGGGCAGAGCAATTATAGTTTTGATTCCAACCACCAGTATTATGATAAGTCTGAAGGTATAAGGTTGTACCATCGGTATCATTACCGCTTACCCATAGTTTAGCGACAATAACCACATCTTTATAAGCAGACAAAGCGCTACTACCATCATTCAAAGTGAACTGCATGTACGCAGAAGTTCCACTACCTAAATAAGTTTGTGTTATATATTCTAAATCAGCGGCCATAATTAAAATCCATGCAAACTGAAGGTTGTACCTTCTTTAAACTTATTGCTACCCCAATGGTAACAATAGATTCGGTTTATATTAGCGGAATCATAATACTTATGATGAAAAAGAGTTTTACCATAATATGATCCAGCAGGTCCAGACTGACTCCACCCTAGTATATGTTTACCACCACCAGTATTATTATCATTTTTATTACTATTAGTATGAAGCGGCACAGCATCCCTGTAATAAGGGAAGTAAATTTTGTGAAATGACCTCTGCCCATTACTAGAAGAGTTATGTATTGTCGCATTATTAGCAGTTGCGTTATATCCGCCGCCGCTATAATACATATAAGCGGTAGCGGCACCAGAATTGCTTAGTATCGCAGTTGTATCATATTTGCTGGATTCATCAGAAGTACCATTAAGACGAATATTCCAACCGCTACCATTACCACTTTGAATCAGACAATCTGCTATTAACAGCAAATGAGTATACGTTGCAGGTATGCTCTGAAAATCAAATGTGGTTACTGCGCTTGACGCTCGAACTGCTGAAATTAATTCCATATTAGTATCCTAAACTCCCACCATAAACTTCGACTTTGCTATGAGCCGCAAAGTATTGACCGCCATGACTATTACCACAACCGAATTGAAGAGTGTTAGGGGATTGAGGTATACCAGTTGAACCTAAAATCATGTAAGGCGAATTGTTACTTAAACTTGCTTCGTAAAAAGCAGTTGGATTCTCAGTGTACGACCCTACTCCATGTTGTGTCGTAAGCCCTGTTACCCAAAAATCAATAAGCCCATAAGTATAAGTATCGTCATTATTATCTGCTACACAGTAATCAATTTCACCGTAGTTTTGGCTTTGCCCCGGCTGGTTACCAGACCAACCACTACCAGCCCACTCATGGTCTTTAGTGTAAGTGTAAGAACCAGTATTGCCATCGACACGCCATGTCAATTTATTACCACTTGTAGAAGCCTGCCTTGCTTTAATACGAAACCAAAGCATGTCATACGCATTATACGGAGCAGTTTCCATATTGAATGAAATATAAAATGTGTTAGTTGAAATAGCGGTTTCTGCTATACCTTCCCAAAGAGGTTTAACTCCACCAGCACTAGCCGCAGATGACCCTATAAGAGCAAGAATCTGCGACATTTAAGCCTCTAAAGATCCGATAAGAACCCAAGTAGTAGAAGCAGTTTTTATAGCTGTAGCACTTCCATATTGTCCTGCAATCTTTTTATTACTATCTTTAGATGAAAGCGTGTCAGAAGTAATAGCTATAGTCAAAGTTCCGCTACCCAACCGAACGAAAGTCAAAGTTGTACCCACAGGGTAAGCAACCGATCCGTTCGCTGGAATAGTCAAAGTGTAATTAGAACCACTGTTCATCGTAATGCACTTCCCTGCATCAGCTAAAACCATCGTGTAGTTACCTGTTTTGTTTTCCACACCTAACGGTGCTTCCAAACCACCTGAAACAGTCAGCTTGTCAGTAATAGTCACATTGCCGTCAGCTACCGCCAACGCTGTTTGGCCATCACTTCCTGTTATCGTTAAAGATTCCGCTGAGGAATCCCAGACCATAGCGTCACCAGCCGTGTCTGAGTGGAAGGTTACGTCCCCACCATTACCATCGCTACCAATAGTTAAACCTGTTAAAGCACCAACAGAAGTAATCGCTGATTGAGCGGCTCCAGTAACAGTCGCCGATGTACCTGAACAGTTGCCAGTCACATTACCAGTAAGCGCTCCAGCGAAAGCTGTCGCAGTTAAAGTCCCTGTGCCAGCATTATATGTGGCACCACCATCAGTCTTAGGAGCAAGGTCACCTGTAGCGGATTCAAACAAAGCAACCGAACAAGAAGTGTCAGTAGTATCAGCTACTGTCACAGTCGTAGCATTTGTTGGTACAGCTTCCCACGCTGTAGACCCATCAGCCTGCCTAGTCATCACATGACCATCAGAAGCACCCGAAGCCGCAGAAGCACCTATACCAAGTTTTGTCTCTAACTGTATTAAAGCACCAGAGTGATTCGTGTGAACCACATCATGTTCATAACCCGAAGCGTCAAGATCAGTTGTTGAACCCGGAGAAGGCTGTTGAGTAGAAGTATCTAAAGAAGTTGGATAATTAGTAGCCATCGTACTAAGCCAAAGTTATATCTAGTGAACCCGCCGCGAGGGAAATCGTATCCCCAGAGGTAACAGTCTTAGGCGCAGACACAGCACCATGGAACAAAAGGTTCCCCGAAGTAGAAGCATCCCACACACCTATATGAGTAACAGTACACGCAGGCATGTTAGTGAACTCCTCAGCAGACGAATTGTCTATCGTACCTGCTGTAGCATGAGCGGCATTAAAAGTAATCGCTTGCCTAGCATAAGACCCACCAGATACCTCTGCGCCGGAACCGGCATCAGTAGGATCAGCGGTATGCAAAGCAAGATACACAGCAGTAGGCGCCCAATCTGCTGTATCGCGAAGAACATAGTCTAAGACTTTATTCTCCAAATAATTTGACATTGCGGCCATTAAAATCTCCTAAAAGGTTTGAACATGTTCACCCCTATGATATAAATATATACGCGCCCCGTCCAGACTACAGGGTTCTAAATATAAAACGAAGTCTGCGAACCCTTATCAGGTTCAGTTCGCCCGTCAGATGGGCTTCCGTCCCCTACAATCAAGTCAAGTAGAGGCAGAGTAAAACGTGATCGCTCGAACTCA